TATTTCCTTTACTTATTTTATCTTTAATTTCTTTAGTATAATATTTTGAATGATCATTTTTATTTAAAGAGTTTTTTATTTTTATTTTCCAATCATTATTAAAACAATTATGTCCTTTTTTAGACTTAGAAATTTTAATCTTTGTTTCCTTACTTAAGGGTCCTCCTCCTTCATCTAGGATATTACAAAATAACGCCATTTTCCAACCAAATTCATTTATAAATTTTTGTTTATAAAAAATTTCCCTTTCAGTAAGCATTTCTTTAGAACATTCTTCAATTATTTCAAATTTGTGATTATCCCAACCATATTTCTTCAAAGATCTATATATTTTTGGCTGTTCTTTACAAAATAGATTTTTATACTGACTTTTTCTTCTAATTATATTAAATGTTTTTCCTATATATGTTCTATTTTTTGGATTAGTTATTTTATAAATGCAAATTTTAACCATACATATAAATATATTATATTCCATCGGACCAACCACCTATTTTCCATCTAATTTTTCTTTTAAACGTTGTCTAATTATTTCTTCATCACGTTTAGTAGGTTCATAGTCGTTCATTAGATATGAAGGTACTCCATCCCACGCATTTCCATAATATTCTACATTGAAATTTCTATTTTTACATTCTTTATATATTTCTTCATATCTATTTTTAAGATACTTTAACTTATTATAAAAAAATGCTACATGACCTTTACCGAGGCAAAATTCTTTTGGAGTATTTTTAAGATTAAATTTACCTCTTGAAACTACATTAGGAATACGTTTTATTTCTCTATGTTCTGCTAATAAATGTCTGGTTGTTAGTTCTTTAGGGGGGATTGCTACATTAATTCTTGTCATTTATTTAAGTTTTTTTAACTTATAAAATTAAGAAAAAAATTTTGACAAGAAAAGTTAAGGGTTATAATTAAATCTGATTAAGTTTCATCAATAACTTGAACTTGATCTTTTGGAATACCATATCCAATTTCAATATTAGTTTCCCCTATCTTTTTAAAACGGGAAAAATAGCGCCATTTCTGAAATTGGGTAAATCTATGACGTTTTAAGCCACTAAAATTATCATTTTTATAAAAATAAAAATAGTAATATTCTCCGTTTCCACTAAGAAAAAAATAAAAATCATCTATTCTAATAGTACTTGAATTTATTCTTGTAGCCTTTAACCTATTTGGGTTATTTATACCAATTTCAGCTAATATTTGTTTAAATGTTATCATTTATTCCATATTTTTCCAAAAATTCTTCTTTAGATAAATTACTATCGGCCCATGCTCCTTTTTCAGATTTACGATATTGAGAATATACATAAAATTGCCCTGCTTTTTGATTATGAGTTTGTCTTTGAACACATAAAACAGGTTCACCATTATAAAACCCTAATATATATGTTGATTTGTAATTAACTGATATATCCCCAAGTTTTATATAAGATACTTTATGATAAGACCCATCCCACGATTTAAATTCACTATTATCAGGTATGTATCCATGTATAAACGCTGCAGTACTATATGTTATTTTGTTATTATCTAAGTTTTGATTAATACCAATATATGTGGGGTTATTATAAATATAATATCCTATATATACTTTTTCTGGGGTAATTTCTAATTTGTTAAATATTTCTAAAGACCTTTTTATTGTTGGTGAAGATATTAATTTTTTACTTATAGCATCTTGCCATGAATATTCAAATCCTTTTTGCCCTCTATCAACATTGTATTTACCTATTCTTAAATTTAAGGATTTACCATTATTTTGTATAGTTTGTAATTTTTCTTTAAAAACTAATGCAAATCTAGGTAAATGTAAGGGTCTATTTATACCAATTTCGGCTAATATTTCACGAAATTTAATCATTTTCCAAAAAATTTTTTAATATCTTCAATTGTAGTTTCTGGGGTTATGATTAATTCTCTTTCCTCAGGTTCTATTTCTGCACCGGATGCTTGACCTTTATAATTAGATGTATCGTCATATATAGACATGTTATTAATATTCTTTATACGAGAATATTTTTTAGTACCTAAATTTAGATAATTTTTAAAGTCTATTCTAATTAGTAAATTTTTATCTAAATTAGTTTCTGCCCATAATGTGTTAATAAAAAATTCTTTACTATTTGGAGATTTAAGTATTTTACTTTTAGGAACTTTAAATACTTTGCTTTTTTCTTTATTTTGAACATTCCCTGTACCCGATTTAGATATATTATGAATATCTCCCTTCATTAATTTTGCACGTTGGGCAGATGCTTCCTCTTCAGAGGAGGCAGTTCCTACAAGTTCTATTTTTATATTGTCAATACCAATAGAATTTATTGCTTTTAAGTAACCTGAATTAACTGATGTTCCCATGGCATTTTTTGCCATTCCTGCTAAATAGTTTTTATATCTATTCAAATTTTCTCGACCATTTATGTTTTTTACTTTATTAAAGTAAGTATCCCCATTAGGTAGTGTTAATTTATATATTGAAAAAGAGGCTTGATCTTCTTTTAATGATCCACTTCCTACCACATATTCTTCGTTTCCTATTTTTAGTTTTTTTAGCGTATTCAAATTGATCATTCTATACGCTCTTTTTTGCACATCAAAAACAGGAATCAATCCTTTAGCTTCAGCATTATATGGTAATGAACCACCATGTAAATAAGCTTTTACTCCTAAGCGGGCATTTATTTTTCTTAGTGTCCCATTTTTCTTCACAAATTCTGCTTCAAAAAATCTTCCTTTAGTATTTTTAATTAGAAATTTAGCATCCTCCTTAGATATAGTATCTACTGTTTTTTGGGGAGCTTGCGAACCTGATGTGGATAATTGTGGTTCTTGATCGGGTTCTTCGGGTTCTGGTTCTTGACCTGGTCCTGGGTCTATAGGTGTTAAATCTACTTTATTAGGGTCTACTAAATTAGGGTCTTCCTTAGGTTCTTCTTGATTTTTCGCCAAAGATTGTTGAGGAGGATTGGGGTTAATTGCAGTAGGAATTTTTTCTTTTTCCTCTTGATCCTTATCAAGTTCTTCTTCTTCTTGTTCTCTTAATATTTTTAATAAGATTTCCTTAAAAGTCATTATCTGATTTACATATAAATATTACATATTGTAGTATATATGCGCTTCTAATCCATCTTTTTTGGACCAAATAAATCCTTCTGCTGATCTTTGTGAACCAATAAAACCTTTTTTATGATGCCATGAATCAGGCGCTGCTATAGAACTCATATATCTTATAACTAAGCCGGTTTTTTCCTTAATATCTATGTATTTTATTTCTTTCTTGTGGTGTAAGTGTCCTAAATGAAATTCTTTATATTTTGCTGTAGCCCAAAGTTCACTACACTCTTGAGGCATAATTGATGCAAAGCTATCAATGCTTTCGTTATTTCCGTGTGAAAAACCTAACAATACATTACCATATGTGTAATATTTTCGGGGAGAAGCCAAATTATTTATAGTTACATTTTCATTATTATGGAACCATCCTGCTAATGAGTCTCCTAAGTAGAATGTTTTTTCAAAATCATGATTACCTGGTATTATTATTACATCTACTGGTGCAATATGCGATAATTTTGTTATAGACTGAACTAATAGTTCTCTTCCTTCTCTAAATGTTCTTTGCCATCTTAGATCTTCTTCTTGGGGTGTACCACTAGTAGTTCTATTATATGGGTGAGAATAATCTGAATTAAAGAAATCATTCCCTACAGGAAATACAATTCTATCAATAGGATACCTAGATGCTTTTTGAATAAGTTCATTTAGTGCATTTTCAAATAACTCTTTTGCTATCTTTGTATCAAAGTTAAATCCTGTTTCTTCATGCCATGATAATTTACCGAAGTGAAAGTCAAATAAATTGATTTCTAGTAAAAATCCGCCATCTTTATTAGCTTTAGGTATTTGAAGTTTAATTTTAGGAGATAAAATTTTTAAAGATTCAATAAATTCTTTTCTTATTTGGGAATAATATTCTTTAGATATGTTTTTTTCTAGAAAAACTTTAGTTTGGTTCATAGGAACAATTTGAGATTTCCCATCATCTCCTTTCTTAAGGGTATCCCATTTATTTAAAACTTTTTTAGTAATAGTCCATTCATCTAGGGATATATTGTGAGCTTTAACTAGAGAATCGGCTGATACTGTATCTTCAGTAGGAGCCGATTCTAGAATTATTTCGTTTTTATTTTTAGCCATCTTTTAAATTTAGAAATAAATCTAAAAAAAAGATTATGCATAAAAAAATTAAGGAAGTGGTTTTTCTTCTTCTTCTGGTTTTTCAGGTTCTTGGCCTGGTACAGGAGGTGTTTCAGGATTTGGATTTTCTTCGGGCGAAGGTTCTTCTTGACCAGGTAGTGTTGAAGGAGCGGAACCCATACTAGAAAAATCTGCTTTTAGATCATTTCCTTTTTGAACATCAGCTGCTGTTTTTAGTTCATCTTTACTTTCTTGAGGAGCGTAATTTAATGACAAAAGATCAGCTATTCCTTGCGATGCTCTTTGAGTTTCTCCTAAATTTGCTAAATAATATTTCTTTCCTCCCACTTTAGCAACAAATTTATTATGACCAATATACATTATAGTAAATTCTTGACCATTTATTAAATTTATTTTAAATGTTGTAGGTTTAGGAGCAATTATATTAATATCTGCAACATATCGCCCAAAAGCAGGTGACATTAAATCAACAATTGATTTTTTCAAACCAGGAAAACGATGTATAATGTACATCGCTTTCTCCGATTTGCGTTGATTTTGTTCTTCTTCTTGTAAAGCTTTTTTAATTGCTTTCTTTATATATTTTTCTAAAAGTAGTGATTTACTCATTATTTACCTTTTTTAGTTTTAACTACTTTTTTAGGTGTAGCTACAACTTTAGGTTTTGGTTTTTTAGCTTTTTTAGCTTCATCTAATTCTTCTAATTGAGGCTTTTCTGTAGAAAGACCAATCATTTCTCTAATTTTTGATTTTTCCGACGCGATCTTATTTTTTAATTCCTGAAGTTTTTGATCTATATTAGTTGAAAGCAGTGAAGTATTTTCTTTTATTCTATTTAGTTCTGTTACAAATTTTTGCATATGTGAGAACTGAGGTTCAATAGAGTTCATGGTTTCTTCATTAAGAGTATATGATTGTAATTGCTCTTTCATAGCGCTTAAAGCTTTATATTCTTTTTTAAGATCCATTAACTTTCCCGAACTTTTTGGAAGTTTTTCTTCTTTTTCTACTGGTTTTTTTGCAGGTTTTTTAGTTTCTTTTTTAACTTCCGATATAACTTCACGTATAATCGATTGAAATTCTGGTATTTTCATTTTATTATTTATTATAAATATTGAATTTTATTTAGAGTTTAGATGACTCATTAACACTCCTCCGATTGAAGATGCTTCTATTGCTAGAGAAGTAATGTTTTCCTCAGATAATTTATTAATTTCTTTAACGTAATCTATTCCTAAAATTCCAATAAATCGTCCTTCTATTGATTTAATGGCGAATAAATAACCACTTTTACATCCTGTTTCTTCGGCTATATATTTTAAACCGTAAGAATTTGCTTTATCATCATTATAGTCTGGAATAGATGCTATATTGTCTTCAAGTAATTTATTAATTGATTTACTAAATAGTGAAATAGGTATATTTTGGAAATTTTGTTGAATTGAATTAACTTCTTTATCTACTATTTCAAAGCAAATTGAAAATTTCTGGATGGACTTCCCAGTTGGATAAAAATAGCCACCATTGTGGAACTGAGCTAGCCATACTCTATCTACGCTATATTTATCTTTAATTTCTTCAATTTTATTTTCTATTAGTAAATTATGTTCTAGAGATTCTTTCATCGAATCTTTATTACTTGATTTGTCTGTTTTTAATTTTACAAGATGTACTGCTATTGGGCCGATGATACTAGTTAATATTGCTGAACCTATTCCGATTAGTATAGATATATCCATGTTTTGCGATTAGAAAGTGTTTTATATACTGCTATAAATATTTAATTAGTTATGCTCTTTAATTTTTCAATATATTCTTTTAATTCATTTTTAACACTTTCTAGAGCATTTCCTCCTTTCCAAACTTCAATATCTCCCGCTTCTGTTATAAATGATTCATCATTATTAATAGCCATATCTAGTAAAATTTCTTCTAATTCTTTTATGTGAGTCTTAAGTCCACTAGTCATAATATTATTTTCATATTCATCATATTTTCCTAATCTTTTTAATTCAGTTTCATGTTTAATAACACATTTAAAACATTTTTTGTGTAAATAAAACATTTGTTTATTCTGTTTGTTACTTTTCATGGGTGTCCCACAACTAGGACATGTTAAAGGTAATACCACTAATTGTTTTAATTCATCTAATTTAGATACTGTTTGTTTTATACCATTTTTTATAGTCCATTGACGACCATTTTCTTCCCAAGTGTCACCTTCTTTATGAAGTTTTTTAGCTTTACTGTAACCTGATTGAACAGTGGTTTTATCTCCATATTTATTTTGTACTATATTACGTAAACGTTGTACATCCTTTTCTTTAAATTCACGTTGTAACATTGATTCTTTACTCATAATTCTATTGTTTTTTTGGAAATATAATTAATTCATCTTCATTTTCCGAAGGAATTACTATATAATTTGAAGGTAAATTCTTTTTTAATACATATTTAACTAAATTATAGCGACGATAATCTATAGGAACCACAGTTAACATTACTAATTTATTTCCAACTCGAGATAAAAAGTCCAACGTAATATCCATTACAGTATTGTTAACTTTAATAGCTGAGCCTTCATTGGTTTGTTCAAAAGGCTCATCACCTTCTTCTGACGGGTTATAATAATATCTTTCATATACTCCTAATTGACCTTTATTAACAAATGATACACGATATGTGTTTTTATTTGAATTAAATTTATAAACATATCTTTTTGCATCTTTTGACACAAACTTCCATTCAAATTTATTAGTTGATATATCTGATATTTCTTCCAATTTTTTTATAATTTCAACTTGATCCTTAGGAATACCATATACAACCATATGATGATTAGTTATACTTAAACGTTGAAAATATTTAAAATATTTTGATTTTTTTAGTTTATCTAAAAGACTATTCTCATTGGTATCAACAGCCCATTTACACCAATACCCTGGAAAATCATCTTCTAAATCCCCATCCCATAAAGTTATATTAACCTTATTATTATCATTTAATAAAATCACACTTCCTGTATCATCTAAATTATTAGAAGAGAAAATAGCAGCTTTAATTCTATTTGGGTTATTGATTCCAATTTCTTGTATTTTATCAACAATCTGAATTTGGAATTTGGGAATGCCATACACCATCATCTTCCTATAATAATCTTCACGTTTCCCCAGGAATTTAAAATATTTCCAAAATTCAGAATGTTTTAACCAATTAAGAAGAAATTCTATTGAATCTTCTGATCTCCATATACACCAATAGCCTGGGAAATTTTCCATCCAATCTCCATTCCATAATTCTATATCATCGTCTTCACATAATGTTATATGTGTTTCTAATTTCTCATCTCCACTATATACTGCTTTAATTTTTCCTGGTAGATTCACCCCAATTTCATCTATAGATTGTTTATTAATTACAATTTCTCCATCCAAATATTCTATTGTCCATCCTTTTGGTAAATTGTTTTCTAGATATCTTTTAACTAATTTATAGCGTTTTTGATCCAAAGGAGCTATGTTTAATTTTTTACAATTATGGTTATTTTCTAAAAAGTCTACTGTAATTTTCATCACAGTTGCATTAATTTTTAGGGGAATATTTTCGCCTGTTTCACCATAATATTCACCTGTAGTTAGAGATCTATATGAGCGCGACCATTCTCCTTCTCCATAATCGTGAAATGTTACTTTATACAAATTATTTTCAGAATTAAAATGATATATCCATAAATTATCTTCTGACATTATTTTTCTAAAAGCAAAAGAATTAGATGTGTTTTCTCCTATTTCATTTAGGGGATTTGATAAATCATTTTTTCTATTTAAATATTCTAGTTCGTAATCATAGTAACTAATATATTCTCCATCTTCTGTTGTTCCTGAAAATTGAATTATAGATAATATAGCATCTAATTTTGATATGTTTCTAACTTTATATGTTTCATCACGTGTTTTAATAAAATCACCTATCTTAATTTTGGATGAATTAAAGTTTGGTATAAATTTTGTGAAATCCCATGTACGAACAGGAATATTTACTCCAATTTCTTTTAATTCATCTTTTTTAAGAGTAATAGTAATAATTTCTTCTCCATCAATATCTACTTCACTAGTAGCTGTAAATTTTGAAGGTAAATGTTTATTTAAATTATACATTACTAACCTATGTCGCGATTGAGAAATGGGAGCTATTTGAAGTTCTCTAAATTTATTGTCAATTTTAGATAAGAAATCTAACGTAATATCCATTACTGTATTGTTAACTTTAATGGCAGATCCTTCACCTGTTGATGCAAAAGTTGCAAATTTTTCTTTGTCAGCTCGTGGGGCAAAATACATTCTTTCATATATCCCTCTTGCTTTTTCTTTAAAAAGCACTTCATATTCATATTGGTCACTATTAAAAGTATATTTAAAGTGACGAGTAGCTATATCTCTTGATGATTTCCACGGAAATTTGTTTGATAAATCTGATATTTCATTAATTTCATCGACAATTTGTACATACTTTTTAGGAATACCTAATAATACTTCTATATCCTCATCCTCTCCATTTACCGTTTCTAACTCAACAAAATATTTAAAATATGGTTCCTTTGAAAGTTCTAAATACTCCTCACTTTTTTTAGTATACCATTCCCCATAATAGTCAGGATAACTTTTTGAAGCCACTCCTTCCATAGTTCTATCCGAAAGTGAGTATTTATTATCTAGCAATATATACTCATCACTATCATCTAATATTCTAGTAGCTTTAACTTTTCCAGGCATATTTATGCCTATTTCTTGCAAAGATTCAAATATATTTGAGTGTTTTTCACCATAATTTCTTAAAAGTATACCAGCTTGTGCGTTAGCTTCATTTTCTATTGGAGAACCTGTTTCACCTGACCTCATGTCAATTCGACCTTCTTCAGCTTGTTTTCTATGTACCAGTTCGTGTGCAAGTGTGCGAAGAATATCAGCCATTCCTCTATTTTTTACATAAACCCATATTTTATTTGATTCTGGATCAAAATATCCATATGCATGGCGTTCTTTTGCTTCTTTTGTATCATAAGATATAGTAAGTCCTGATGGAGGTTGAGATATTTGTAATTCTTTTAAAGCCCATTTGAAGAATTTTTTAATTATATCTCTTTGTTCATGCTTTAATTTAAGTTCGTTTAGAGATGCTTCTTCTTTTGATACACTTTTTATATTAATGTGAGCCATTAGCACGATAGGTATAACATTTAATGCTTTATATAAAGCTAATTCAACATCTCCACCAACTAAATAATATTCTCCATCACCCCAATTTAAGACAAGGGGTAAAGGAAGTTGTTCTTCATTTTTAATAGAAGTTATGTATGGTTGTGGATTTATTTTTTCTTTTTGCGCAAATTTTATGGCATCTTCTAATTTTTTTATCTTATATGAATTAGAATTTTTTAATTTTTTCCAAATTTCATCAGTTAATATTACTTCATGGCCACCGTTAAAGGCGATTTCCATATCAGAAATAGGAACATTAAATTCGGTTGCTGCTTTTTCAATCTTATCATGATTTGATAAAATATAATCTTGATACGCATCTTTTTCTTGTTCTTGAGGGGTATTATACATACCAGCTTCTGATTCTGTTAAAATATTTTTCCACCAATCTTTAGAAAATACATTTTCTTGGATACTTTTATCTAAATTTTTTAATTCTTTATATAGATTCATAAGATCTTTTTGTGACAATGTTTCAAGCCAAGGTAAAAAGGTTAAATGTTGACTAAAATATCCATACTTATATAATATATCATTACGCTGATCATGAATTTCAAAATTACTATGATAAAACAATTTATTATCCAATTGGTCAACTATTTCAGGTGTGATTTGAGGGATATTTACTCCTATTTCATCAATTTTTATGTTTATTATATTTTTCAAGTCTTGATATAAGTTTATAAGATCTTTTTGTGATAATAATTTAATTGTATCATATACTGTACGCTTATTACTTTTTATATCATAATACCCATATTTTTTTATTACCTTTACATATCTGCTAAAAACAGTTGGATCATTATCCCACGCTTTTTTAATATCTACATTTATAAAATGCCATATTTTTTCTGGAGTAATGTTGGGATTATTAATTCCAATTTCTTGTATTTTATTCACTAATTTTGTTTTGCTTTTTAGAATACCAACTAATGAATAACCACTATCCTCATCTTCTTTTAAAACTTCAAAAAAGGCCCCATATGGTGAATTCATAATTATTTTAACACTCTGATCACTTATTCCCCATCCAATATAATAGTCTGGATAATCAGGTGATTCGTGTAAGTGAAGTTTTTTACCGTTAATACTATTTTCTAGTTCAAAGGTATCATTTTTTATGTATACTAATCCTAGTTTATTAGGATTATTTATGCCAATTTCATTAATTTTTCCTTTATTTTCTTTTTTCCAATTTTCTATATTGAATTCTTCTAAAGTAAAATCAAAATACCCATAACCCATTTCTACATTTGTATAAAATGCTCTACAAAATGCTTTATGATTTAGACTAAATGGAGCTTTGGGGTCAATTTCTTCAACTTTTTCAGTTCTCAATTGAGTTTTAATTTCATCACCAACTTTAATTTTAGCCGGATCAAAATTAGGTATAAATTTTGTGAAGTCCCACGTACGATAGGGTTTATTTACACCAATTTCTTTTAAGGTTGATTTAGATTTAATAAAATCTTCAATTTCTTTTAGGTTAATTATGCGCTTATCAAATTGTTTTACAACTAAATTATTGTATTCCGTACCATACTCACTATAATTAAAATGTAAGTCTAATTTGTCTTGAAAATAATAATAAATTGCTTCCTGTAACATTTCGCATGTTGATAAAATAGTAGAAATAGGATATACATTACCAACAGATACAGCTAATAATAGATCTTTTCCATATTCCATATCTATGATTGAGGCTAATGATTGGTTTTCATTTTTAAAAGTTTCAAAATATTGTGCTAATTCTTCTCTGTTAGAGATAATTTCATTATTTTCTTCTTTCCACCCTGTTGGAATTTTTATGTGGAAAAAATATTGAGTTGGTTTATTTACACCAATTTCTTCTATTACTTCCTTATCAGGAAGATTTTTTAATTTTTTTCTTTTTTTATATAATTTTAATCCTATGAAAAAAGCTTGAGCATCTTCATAATCTAACCCATATTTTAATTCAAAAAGTTCTGATGTTCTAAACCATAATTCTCCACCATAATATCCTCTTTTTTCATTGTCTATTTCTTCAGGAGTAGCATGACTATATACATCTTCTTTTAAAGAAGCCCATGCATTTTCTACATCATCTAAAGAATTAAATCCACTATATGTAATAATAGGTCCTACTTTTTTAGCTAAAATTTTCCAACTTTTCCAACTTTTTATATACTCTTTATCAAGAACAGGTTTATTTACACCAATTTCTTCTAAAGAATTTAGATTATTCCATAAACCTAGCAAATCTTTATATACCTTACTAAGGGTAATATTATCTAAACTATTTATCCATTCTTCAATACTCCCCCAATTATCAGCATAGTCGTAACCATATTTTACAAAAATATCATATCTTGTTCCATCACTAATTCTATATTTTGGAGAATAACTTATCTTTTTTGATAATTCAATCGTTTTTTCGGGTGTTGGGTTTGGGTTGTTTATGCCTATTTCATCTAATCTATCAACAATTTCAACACGAGATTTAGAAACACCTAATAATATTGTATCACCAGCCTTTTCTAAAACCTCAAAAAAGGACCCATATTCCGAACGCTTTATTATATCAGTTGTCATACTACTCCCCCACCCTATATAATAATCTGGGTGGTCTTTATTTTTATGGAAGTAAAAATGTTTTTTACCTAGTATTATCTCTATGTGGGTAGGACTATTTACTATGGCTTTTATTTTTCCGGGTTTATTTACTCCAATTTCTTGCAAAGAATCCTTAAATAGGTTATCTTTTAGAAATTGCTCTAATCCTCCAGGATCTTCCCCAATTAATTCGTCAAATTCAAACAATTCATAATTATCTTCTAATACAATATCTACTACATGTTTTATTTCGTAACTATCAATAATATCATATTCTTCATATTTTTGAGCTTTTTGATAACATAAATTTTTTAATTTTTGAAAATCTATATTTGCATAAATGTATTTATGTAAAATATTAGATATATGACGTGCTGTAGCAGAGTCATATTCTAAAAAGTTTATAATATCTTCAGGTAATAATTGATTTTTATTACCTTCATATTCTTCATCTGAAGTCATTTGCTCTTTTACATATTCTATTATTACATTTTCAATATATATGCTAATATTCATAGCTGTCTGAATATCAATAATCCATTGATCTTCTTCGTTATTTCTCCATTTATTTAAGTATTGGGCTAGTCGTTCAGCTAGAAAATTTTTAATTTCTTCTTTAGTTTCTTGAGAAAGAGTAAATGCTTTTGGTTTATTTATACCTATTTCATTTATATTATCATATGTTCTAGTAAAATTTTTTTCAAATTCAGTTTTATTAAAAACTCCTTTATTAAAGGATGATACTAACGTTTGATTCAAATCTGGACTAACGTATAAATTATTATAATATTCAAGAATCATTCTTCTAAACAAATAAAAGTATATCTGTTCTTGTCTATTAGTGGGGCTAAAAGAAGAGAACACATATGTACCATTTTTATTTAGAGAGTTTATATCTATTTTTAATTCTTTCGCTAATTTTATGTTTGAATTTAAAAAAAGATTTTTAATTTTTATAATATTTTCTTCAGTATTAGGTAGAATTTTAGTTTGAGGTTTAATAATAGGAATTATTATATCTGGTTTATTAACCCCTATTTCGTTTAGTCCTAAAGTAGATTTCCACCAATTTTTTTCAAATAACTTCATATCAATAAATATTTACAATTTAACTGATATTGGTAATGATTCTGTCACAGGACGTGAGTTAGGATTCTCTAAGCGATATAATTCGTGAATATTTTGGAAAAGTTTAAACGATTCTATAATAGAACGATCAAATGTTTTCATTTGCCACCCTTCTCCTTGCATTTTTTCACCTTTTTTATCGGGTTTACGGGTAGCAGCTTTTAACCACATTATACCTGTTTGCTCTATTGGTTCAGAATGCGTTTCATTCCATGCCATAGCATATGCTGCTAGTTGAAGTTCGTGTGATGTGTGTAAAGAATTTGAAGTTTTTATATCAATTAACCATAATTTATTATTAATTTTACAAATTAGGTCAGCAGTACCAGCATATTCGTGTTCATCTGAGAATAAATGATACTCTACAGCTATTAGTGTAGGATGATATGTTTTCCAAAAATCTACAAATTTTAAAATCATTTTCCACACCTCTAACGTGTATAAGGCGTTTCCTTGAGGATCTATCCATTCTATTTGTTCACCTTTTATAAGTTTTTCAATAGCATTGTGGACTTGGGAACCTTCAAATGCGGCTTTCGCTGCAATTATATCAGCATTATATCCTACATCTTTCAAAAATGTTTCAAAATATTTATTTTTTGGGAAAAAATTTAATATTGAACTGACTGATGGGTAAAATTTATTATTTCTACGATAAAAACGTGAATCAAGTATATTAATTTGTTTATTATCTTCACTATACTCTATTATTCTTTTTATTTGAGAATCTTTTAAAATATTTTGGTTTTTTTCTATCATATAGCATTAAGTTTTAAATCTAATAATGATTGAAATGTTAAAGGAACAACATTTTCAATAATATTAAAAATTTCGACAAAACCTATTTCAGATGGATCCTTTCCATTTAATTCTACTAAATAAACTTCTTTTCCTAAATTTATCAAACGTTCAGATATAGATATTGCATCTTTTATAGCATCTTTATCTAAACACAAATATATTTTCTTAACTGATGACATAATGAGTTTTTTCATTAGTGCCCCATTTTCGGGAATTGATTTGCCAAAAAGAGGAATAGCATTTCTTTTTATAGCCATAGCGTCAAATATCCCCTCAGTTAAAATTATAGGAGCATCCCAATTTATGTATAAGTCAAACCCTATAATTTCTTTTAAAGGTACAATTGGGTTGTCATATTTCCTATAAGAAGTATTAGAATAATCTCTAGCTATAAAATAATTTAATTGTCCGTTTTCGTCATAGGATGGTATAATAACTTTATTTTGGTACTTTCCTGTAGAACAGAATCCTATATTATATTTTATAATATCATTTTCAAAAATATTTCTTTTCTTTAGGTAAGAAATAGCTCTTTTATATTCCAAAATGGTGAGTTTACCCAAATTTTCAGGTTCTTCACTAAGCGAAATAAACTCTTTAGGCAATTCAATTTTTTCATGCGTTAAAGGTGAAGATAAACGTTGATTCTGCTCAGAAGAATGTAAAACGTACTTTAGCTCGTTTGATTTACCATCGTTGATTTTGAGCTTTTTAAACAGAGATTTAATTGTTTTTCCTTTAAAATCATTACATATCCAACAATGATATTGTTCTGTTTCTAAATTAATTTCTAATTTATGTTTTGTAGGATGGCAATTGTGAGGGCATTTAAAAGCATAGTTACCCTTAGAGGTTTTATAACCTTTTCCTAGTATAGACTCCAATAAGTGGAGTAAAGCAGTATTTTCCATAACTTATTAAATGTACAAAAAGAATTTTGCAAATCAATCAACAATTTCAACCATATTTCTAGGAATAGCATATACCATTCCCTCTTTATTGCACCATTTATAAAATTTTTTTCTTATTAATTTGAAATATCTAAAATTATGCCATTGTTTAAATAAATTAATATTATTACAATCAGGTATGTCTTCCTCACCAGGAACATCATTAAAAAAAGCCCAATAGTAATATTTTTTATTATTTGAAGTAAAATAAAAATTATCTATTTTAATCATATCTTGATTAGCACTAACATTCTTAGCTTTAAGTTTTCCTGGTATATGAACACCAATTTCAGCTAAATATTTAAAGTGAGTTTTTTGAAAATGTAACAAATCTTGGTATAAATCTATTTTTCGGTTATCAGGTAAAAGTTGTAAATCTCGTTCTGCGTTATCAGCATCAATAGCATAATTACTCAATACTTTATCTAAACCGTGATATAAAGCATATTTTTTAGTAAAAACAATTTTATTTGAAATAATTTTTTGTTTTAGTTCAGTATATAACGCAATAATTTGCTCAGATGTTATTGTTATTTTCATATTATTTGAACTTTAGATTTGGGAATGCCATAAAAAAATAGATTATGTTCACTTTTTAATTCTTCAAAATATTTAAAATAATACCATTGTCTAAAATTCTCAATATCAGTAGGCCCAAACACCCAACACCAATAATCTGGAAATTCTCCATTGTTGTTTACATTTCCATCCCAAAACTCAAAGTCGTCTATTTTAATGTAGTCTATATCACCATTATCCTCGTCATATGTAGAAGATATTGTGGCTTTAAGTCTGTTTGGATTATTTATACCAATTTCGCGTAATATATCGTGAAATTTAATCATCTTTTCCTGATAAATCTTTTATAAAATATCTTCCTAAAATATTTTCATTATAATAGTCATTAGGGTGTTCTAAAACTTTATACATCATTTGATAATATACTTCGTAATACCCCATTTCTTTTTTATTATAGCAAAATTTTAGAATTTCTCTTAAGAATGTATCTGATCCTTGTTTTTTTACATCGTCTTGTAAAGGTTTGCACGAACCATAATAATCTTTCCAATTTGATTCAGATATTATTGTTTTCTTTAAAGGTTTTCTGCCAGAGCCTGTAATTTCTTTTAGAGCTCTTTTAGATATTTTTACTGAATTTGTATTTTTTAAAATTTTTCTACCTATATATGATTTATTATTTGTAGTATTTTTTATAATATATACGAATCCGACGCACCCTTTAGGAAAATCATTAATATCTAATAAATATTTAATAGTGCGATCTTTATTTCTATAATACCATTTATTAACATTATTCATAATATTCAAATTTATAATTTTTCATAATACCTTTTTCTACTTTTCTATTATTTTTTAAAGAATTATCTATTGCTCCAAAAAATGTCTTTTTCTTAAAAACATTTATTAAATATAAATTACATATTTTTCTACTTTCAAATAATAATTCTTCATTATTTGGTGTTGTACATTTTATTTTTTTTTCTTGAGATAGGGCTCTTTTTATTTTATGAATGTATGATTGTTTTTTATTTTTTAATCTTAAACTAGTTTCTATTCTTCTTTTATTATTCCAACTTTTTTTATAATTAATAGATTGTTTAGGTTTACGCATTTTGTCTTTCCATTCTTTTTTATATTTTGTTCCTTTCTCTATTCCTAAAGATACATTTTTGCAATTATAAAAATTTTCATTATTAGCAGCATCGTAATATTTTAACCAATATTCTTCTTGTTTTATTAAATCTTGTTGATTTTTACATTCTTCTAATATTTCTTTTTGGAAATTTTCACGACCATATTTTTTAATTGCTTTTTTAAGCAAAGTGCCACTTCCTAAATAATTTGGATTATTATTTGAATCTTTACCTATGTATTTTTTTCCGTTTATTAAATTTTTTGTAACATATATTATCATAATTAATAATTTATTTTGTAGTTTCCTTTTTGGATTTGTCCTTTAATTAGTTCTATCATTTTCTCTATAGTTTCTGGGTCAAAATGAGCCCAACCTGATTGCCAGTTTGTTTTTGAAAATAAATTAGATGAATATAAAAGCACATTATATTTATCTTTTTGATCATCTGGAACTCCTGGTGGGATAATTGCCATATATGGTCCTAAATCTATCATATCTACTAATGTTCCGGTGTGTAATATTTCACTTTCTGGTCCTTTATATCTAGTTTCTACAAATTTAGCATTTTTATAATCTAAATATATTGGTTTATTTATACCTATTTCAGATAATGGATTATTTAAATTATAAATCATATCAATATATGAAGAATGATCTTCTAATTCTTTAAATCCTATTCTTTTATATAATTTTATAGCCCTTTCATTTTTAGTGTAAACAGATAAAACTAACGAATCTATATTTTCTTTTTTAGCCAAGTTTATAATATTTTTTAAAATAAGAGTTCCTCCCCCATTTTGTGTAGATATTAAGTTATATAAATAATAAGTACGTTCTCTATGTGTACCTATAGAACATTCCGCTATTTTATCATTATTACTATTTAATAATACACACCATATGGTATTAAAAGACATTTTCATATATCTAAAATGTGTATCTTTTTCCTCTAGTTCCTTTAATATGTCTAAAAATTTAAGTATCATAGCGCAAGTGAAAACTCATGTCAGTATTAGGTGAAATTAATATAGGTTTACCAAATTTTGCAACCATCAATAATTCATTACTATCATTATATAAACCTATTGACGTAGCATATACTCCAAAATTAGATCCTGATGTAAATCCTTGTAAAGACCCACTAGAATCTGTTTGTAACGTTGGGTTATAAGATAAGTTAAAATCTGATTCTTCAACCAAACATTTAATTTCATGCTCGTATATTATATGTTCATTTTGAAAAGATATTGTAAAGTTCATATATTTTTTTTAAATTACCAAGCAATATTAATTATTTGTTATTACTAGTGAAATAGAATTAATAGTTAAAGATGCTAATGAAGAATTATTATTTCTAGATATAACTATTATATCCCCTGCTTTCACAGCTATAGAAGATAAAGTATTTGAATATGGGGTTCCTGCTTTAGCATCCAACCCAGCAGAAATTGTTACAGATAATGCAGTTGCAGACATTGCTGATATTAGTGACCCCTTCATTAAAGTTATAGTTAAACTTCCATCTAGTGGTTGAAGACCTGATGCCAAAACAAACATATTTTTTATGTACCCTGAAGAAGGCATGATAATTGCTTTAGAAATAATAGTATTCCCTGAAGTTCCTTCATTAACTGAAAGATAATCTGTTACTTTACCAGCTACTTGTGAGTTACAATTAGAAGTAAATATAGTTAAAACATCAAAACATGGATTATTACTTATATTAGTTGAACCTGTCGATATAAGTTGATATCTATTATCATAAGTAGTATACCCATCTGTCCAATTAACTGATGATGTAATAATGGTAGTTGGATTAGATCCACTTAATTGATATCTTCTATCATATGATGTATAACCATCAGCCCAATTAACCAATGAACCGCTAAGTTGATAACGTCCATCATATGCTGTAAACCCATTTTGCCATTTTACTAAAGGATTAGGATAAGAACCTGATAAGTCTCCACCTGCTGGCCCACTAGGAGGTAAAGTTGTAGGAACATTAACTAATGAACCACTAAGTTGATATCTTTTATCATACACTCCATATCCATTTGGCCATTTTACCAAAGGAGAAGGGTATGATCCTGACAAATCCCCATTTGCTAGCCCACTAGGTGG